AGCAGCCTCTTGACGTTTACTGTTGTAGCCTGGCCCAGTTTCCATCACTACATCATACTCACCAATGGTTACATCGTTTAGAACGCGAGTTACGCCTTCTTCATCTTCACCATATTGGTTAATTGTCAATAACTCTGGTTTTCCATCGTCACCAATGATACGCAATACACGCTCACGGTCATAGATTTTAGGAATCAAGTCTAAGATTACACGACCACATTGGCGAATAGAGCGCGTCAAGTTGTCATAGTAATGGAAGTTGGTCATGTCAATTTGTTGTTGCTGACCTTGTAGTGCTTTACCGCTAATGTTACCTGTTGGCAATTGATTAGGGTCAAAGATACCTACTACTTGTTGCAAGTCTGACGTAATGCCAGCAGCAGCAGCCATAATACCTGTTGGTGGTGGTTCTGGTTGCAAGCGTGTTGGTGCAGGTGCAGGTCTGCCGTCAATATCTGTCTGTTTGTAGCGTAGAACTGGCATTGACTTAATGTTAGCCATTGCCCATTCGTTTTCGTGGCCTTCGTCTTGACCTTCTGCAAGCAACCATTTAGCTTTAGGTGCTAGTGCAACTGATTCTGTGATAGAAGTAGTCCAAAAGTTATACATACGTTGTGGGTCTTTAGCCATACGCACTAAACCAAACTTCTTACGCTTATCTTCTACTGTGAGTTGTTGACCATAAACAGGGATAACTGGGATGTATTTGCCAGCCCATGTGCCTTCTTCAAGGATTTGCAAGCCAGTCAACTTGCACCATTTAACTGATTTACGAATTGACCTGCGTTTGTCAATGATTGTAACGCCTTGCTCATCCATTGCCGCTTGGATTTCTTCTGTGATTTCATCTTCGTAAGCAGAAGTGCCGTCAGAAAGTAGCACCAACGTAGCTGCTTCGCGTTCTACATAGAAATATTCAGCAACGCGGATATCTTCCTTCATAATCCATTCGGAGTTGCTATCGCCTGTGCCACGTTGTGTGAAGCCTACACCATCATCAGCATCAGGATATTGCTTCCTAAATGCTTTTTTATCCATAACTGTTGTGATTAATACCTGTTCAGCATCTGAGCCATCTGGCATAGTTGAATTAGGGTCAAAATACACAGTAAAAGGATTGTCAATTGGTTTGATGTAAATCTCTTGGTCAAAGCTATCGTCTTTAAGATAATCTGTAGTAATGCGGAAATAACCCCAACCCATGCGAACAGCAAAATCGAAAGCAGTATCGTAAGCAGCATCGGCATCTGATTGCACCTCAATGTGTCTAAATATTCCAGAGATAACTTCAGCCATGTGAGCATCAGCTTCATTGTTCATGCCATGCGCTTTCATGCGTGGGCGTTGCTGACGTTGTTGGTTAGTAATTTGACGGCAATAAGCATCAACCTTGTTAATTGTTAAACATGGTCTAGCTTCTAGTGTGCGTGAGTTTTGGATTTCTACAGGCCATTGGTCACCAGCAGCGAACTTTAAGTCCTCTAGTGCTTCTGAACGATTGTTGGAGTCAGCCTGATTAGCAAAGTTTAAAAACTGCTTGGCGGCCTCAATTCGTGGGTCGCTTTCATCAGTATAATCAATAGATTTCTCAGGTTTCTTTGCCATATTAGCCCATCCAGCTTGCGCCATAGTTATTCTGTGGTTTTTGTCGTTTACGTTCTTTAGTATCGTTAATCATTAAGCCGATATACCTGAAAGCATCCGCACCATGAGAATAAACGTCATGTAGTGGAACACGCGAGAACATTTTAGTGTCTGGGTCAACATCATAGCGATAATGCCTAAGACATTGTAATCCTTCCTCGCAATTTGTTCTGTCAAAGTAACAGCTAGTAAAGATTGTTCGTGCAGCGTTAATAGAATCTGCAACAGGAACTCGCGGCAATACATTAGTCTTATAGCCAGCATTTCTAACGATTTCCTCAATACTTCTGCCATTAGAGCCAATAGTTTTAGATTGGGCATCATGGGGCAGATGTAGTGTATCATAAATATAACCCAATTTTTGCATTTCTGCTAGATAGTGGGTCATCGTTTTTTGCGTGTCTTGCATATAGTTGATTAAGCGCGTTTCCATCCCAATGAACTGAATAAACCAAATAGCTGTATGGTCTGCCCAACCGAGGTCAAAGACTGCGTGAACTGGCTTGCTTGCATCATACGGAACATTAGTAATGCGACCTGTTGCTTCTGCTGCTTGCATCTCTTTAGCAAAGATAGCACCATCAACAGTCATGCGGCATACGCCTTCCCAAACTGTGTTATAGCTTTCTATATCACGTTGCTTGAGTGCATCCTTTTCCATGCGTAGTGTTTCAGGAAACCAGGGATTGTCTGACCAGTTAATCTTTTGAACAATTGCATTGTTTGGCGCATGAACGACAAAGCGTTGATATGTTTCGTCTGTTTCAAGTTCAGGGTTAAAGCTAATCCAAACTTCTGATTGCTCTTTACGGATGGTAGGAATGAGAATATCCCATGAACGCTTAGATACTGTCTGAGCTTCCTCTACCCAACATATATCTACACCCTCAAAAGACTTTACGTTGGCTGTGTTGTTCTTTAGACCGACAAAACTAAACTCTGTTCCGTTCTTGCCACGAATAGATGCTTGCGTTATCTCATAGAAGCTAGACATACCCAAATCATCAATCTGGTCGCTTAGTAGCTTATGAACTGAATCCTTCATGGAAGTCATAAACTCACGCGCACATAAAATACGCAGCTGGTCTTTAGCACCAAGTATCAGCAATGCTCTTGCAATACCCCATGACTTAGCACCACCACGACCACCAAATAATACTTTGTATCTGCTCTTTTCAAACAGACACTTTAACTTCATAGGGAACTGCGCTTTAGCTAACGCAGATTGAACTAACTCATTACTCATTAGATTCTATTTGCTTAGGCGCATCTAAGAAAACAACTTGAATACCTTGTAGTGCTTCACCATCAGCACCTGTGATTTCTTGAAATTGAATAGCTTTACCATCTACTCTATCCATAATCTCTTTAACTGCCCATGGCTCTCTAGCCACAGCAGCTTCAATTAATCCTTCTGCAATGTCTGAGAGCTTTGTTGGGTCTTGTATCAAAACTTTACGCAGAGCATCATAGAACATTTTGCCCTTCTTATTGTTTTGATTTCCTTCTGGTGCGCCTGCCATATTAACTCAATTTATAAGTGATTAATTTTTAAGCAGTTGTTACGTCATCAGAGTTGTCTTGCTTAACATCTGGTTCTGCAACAGTTACTGTTTGACCTTGTGCTTGTTGTGCTTGCACTTGTGGTAATGCTTGGTCACGAATCTTGCAAATAACTGGTGATACTTCCATAAATGCACCAGCAGATAAATGCTTCAATGCAATCTCAATCTCGTTTACTTCTAACTCTAGTGTAATAGCCATTATTTCTTACCTTTCTTTTTCTTTTCTGATTCACGTTGAACTGCATAGCCAATTGCTACGGCCTGAGATGGTTTTTTTCCAGCTTTAATTTCTGTTTCAATGTTTTTTTGGCGAGTCTTGTCGCTAGTTCCTTTTTTTAGTGGCACAATGCGCTCCTTCTATCTGGGTCTAAGTTATCTTCCATAAATTCAGCTATGTCATACAAGCTGTCTACTACTATTAATTCGTTTTCAATAAAAGATGTTAGTTCTATATAACCTTCGGTGTCAACTGTTGCAATAACAAGTGTCTGAATACTATCAGTTTCGTCATCTTCCACAGTCATGTGAAGTCTAATAAATTGCATTAAGCAGCTTCTTCAACAAAACACACATCGCGCCACGAAAGCACCAAATATTTAACGCCATCTTCTACATAAGGAAAGTATTTAAGATATTCGTCTTTAGGGTCATCGTTCATTGTGCCAAAGCGAACTCTTGCGCCAACTTCAACTGGCATCTCCTCGCGCTTGTCATCAATTAACTTAACACCAGGGCCAACAGCAATAACTGTACCCATGTTTTCAGCTTCTTTATTATCTACAATAAGAACGCTAGATAGTTCCCTTACATCAGGCTTAACTAATATTTTGTCGCGCATTGGTTTAAACTTCATTATGCTGCCCTCGCTGGTCTGCCACGTTTCTTAACAGGCTCATTAGGAACATTTATGTTACCTTTGCTAATTAACGTTAAACGTTCATCGTCAAACGTGTTAAAGATTGGCTGTATTTGTGCTACATAATTGTGATTTTTAGAATATTCTCCGCACCAGTCATTTTCATGTTTGCTGATTGACTGCGGGAAACGATGGCATTCTCCAAGAACGTGACCGCCAAGAAAGAATTTACAAGAGATACATTTTTGTTTAGAATCGACTTCAGTCATGTTATGCCCCTTCATAATGTGATTAGAACCCCCTTTGGCTTCTCCACCATTGGGGGTTTGTTTTTACTACTAAAAATCTACTTTATAATCTGAACGCTTGTGGTCATAACAGATTTTCTCTGAACTACCACCTTTGAATTGTTTGTCAGCACCAATAGCATCTTTTTTACCCATTGCTACACCACCAACTAAACGTTCTTTACGCTCACCTGATGTGTCTGAAGCTGTAGCACCTTTAGGCAATTTCTCACCTGTGCGGCCTTTAGCTGGTTTTTTATCTTCTATACCCATGATTTTATTCCTATTAATTTGCAAATTAATTAAATTATAACTCTATACTACAGAGTTGTGAAATTTTATTCTATCAGAATATTTCTTTTTAATCTCAACTATTTCGTCAATACTTAAATGCAATGGTTCATGCTTTCCTTCCAGCCATTCTACTTGTTGCAATCCTATTTTATTAATTAGGCTTTGTCGGTATTTAATAATATTTCCTGACAGATGGTTATTGCAGACTGAACATTGTTTGTGACAATTAAGCTCGTTGAATCTGAGTTCTGGAGATGAGCCAACAGTTCTGTAATGTCCTGCATGGTACTGCCCTTCATGATGTCGCCTACAACTAATACAAGGTTCTTGTTCATCTCTTAGCCTTATCCATTTATTAAAAACTATTTGTGCTTCTTTAAGCCATTGCGCTTTTGTTTTAAGTTTTACTTTGGCTTTTTTATATTCTTGATGCTCTTTAGCTTCACGTTTTTTTATTGAATATTTAACAGCACATTCAAAACCACATACTATCATTGTGCTATTGCGCGGAATAAATAACTCTTTGCAATATCTACACTTCTTTTGTTTGGGCTGTTTTAATGTCATTTATTTTCTCACAATATATTTTAGCTTCGGCTGCTGACCTAAACGTCAACAATGGTTCTGCTTTGTGATAATCAGTTTTCTTGTTATAATTAGCAAGTCTGAATACATGATAAATGTAATCATCTGCTGGCCCTGTCTTTGCTATTGAATATTTACCACAATCGCTAATTAATGCGTACTCGCCCCATTTTTTCCATTTAAGCATCTTTTAATTCTTCTAAAAAGTTCATATACGGTATTCTAACGTGCTTATTGAAAAATTCTGCTGCTGGTGCATTAGTATTTAACTCTTTACGACTTTCAATATTGCAAATAGCTTTAACTGCATCTGCCGCATCTTCTTCTGAATAAATCTCATTGCCAAAATTATCTTCTAGCCATTCCCAGAACATTGTTTCTTTACACCAGCGAACAGCAAGCAGTCCTAAGCCATTCATTCTGTTTTCTTGACTGACAATGTTAGCTCGCAATTGTCTAGCAGATGCTTCTTGTGTCATACGCACTATTGCTATTGGTGTATCAATAGGAAAGTTTGCTAAAAACGCATCTTTAAACTGCATATCAATGTCAACGATAACACGAATTGTGCCATCCGCAAGTTCTTTCATCTGCCTTCTAGTACCTGTAATTGCATCCATATTAAATCTCCTTTAACTTTTTCCAGATTAACGATAACTTAATAATTTTCCACCAAACTTTTTTAGCTTTTTTCTCTTTGTGTTTAGCCCAAGCCTTTAACATTTTTCTGTTTAAGTTATGTGACTTGTATTCAATCTTTTCTAACTTGTTCATAGTTGTTCCTTGTTTTTAATTTCTCTAGCATCACGCATTGCTTCTTTTTCTAATGCCTGTATGTATTGAAAAATGATTGTGCCTACATCTTCGTGAGTTAAAACATCTCTATCTTCAACGCAAATATTTCTAACTGCACGACCCAGCATCTGTAAATATTTAGCTTCCATGATTTTTTTCCTTTAGTTTGGCTTCAATAGCACAAACTAATTCCTGTGCCTCAACTCCAAATTCTATTTCAATAGCCATTACAATGAAGTTATCTTTTTCATCATCCGTTAATCCTTGCCATGCTGGTTGTTCTAGTGCTTCTTCACAGGTGTTAATTGCACCTTTCACCCATGCAGTTTCATATACTCTGTCGTTGTTTAAACAATTTAAAACTTTTAATGCTTTGTGTATAGCCTCGTCTTTAGTCATAGTAAACATTCTCCACATTTCTCAAATAATTCATCTAATGTTAGTTTTGGCTCAACAATTTCAATTGCGCCTTCAGCAGCATAGTCAAAATATCTAACAGGTTGACCGTCATCATCTAACAATACATAAACAGCCATCATGCAATCCTCTTGATGTTAAGCTGTGCTAATACTTCTTGCAGCTTGCGATGATTCTCTTGTTTCTGCTCAGGCGTAAACTTGCGCGTAAGCATCACAGGTATGTGCTTTAATTCCTGAGCCTTGCATAGTTCTAATATGTCAGCAGGTGTTGGCATGCGTTTGTTAGTATCAACCCAGCTATCAAAAGCCTTGCTTACCATCTGAAAGTCAAAGCGATATAACTTATGCCACCAAATACGCAATAACTCTTGGTCAAGTTCCTGTTTTCCATAAAGCTGAGTTAATGCTCGCATCATGGACTTAAACTGATTTTTCTCTATGTCTAGCATAACCTTCTCCTAAAAAGGTACTAAGTCTGTAACTGGTTGTTCATCTTGCCAGCGACCTTGATTTAGGTATGTAGCAGGATTAGGGATAAATTGACCATTGTTCTTAGTCCATTGGTCGCTCTTACATTGCCAACTTAAAGCAAACAACACATCATCAAGTCTAGGTTTAACTTTCTGCCATGATTTGTAAGCTGCATCTTTGCCAACTTTTTTTGGATAATTATTCCAAAACTCCATAAAGGTATCTGTCTTATCTATCTTATCTAATCTATCTATTCTTATCTTATCTGGCATGACCTCGTCATGACGACGACATGACGCATCATTATCTATATGATTTTGTTTAATATTTTGTATTAAATTACGCATTTGTGGGTTGCTTGTTGCTGATGTCATTAATCGTTTAGCAACCTTTAAACAAGTAATTGCGCCATCTTGATTTTCAAACAATCCAACATCAACAAACCGCTTCATCATCTCCTCAACCTTTTGAGCCGAAGAACCTGTATTGCGAGCAATAATCCGAGCATCATGCTTTAATTCAAACGTAATGTTGTCTGACGATACCTTGCCAACAATCAACTCTACGCAATACCAATACAACCCATAACCTTCTAATCCATAATCCAATAACACTTCTTGCAATTTTTCATCTAAATTAGCGTTTGAATCGTGTTTGAACCATTCCATGATTATTCTTCTATATCTGATTTAATGTTTAGATAAGTAATGACATCGCTAAGGCTCTCTACAAAATCTTTTTCATCATCATCAATACAGCCAAACTGGTATAAAGAATTTAAATTAATCATTAATCTGCGTGTAAATGCAGTTCCCTCTGCTTCTTCAACCAATACTTTTAAATGTTCTGGTGTCATCTTATTCTCCAATGTTTTTAAAATAGGTATAAAGCGTATCAATAATGTAAGGTCTTACATTGCTACCATGCCCTTGATTAATCTTATATATGGTTGCATTGCTTACACCAGAGTTACGACATACAGCGCGAATATTGAACTTTTTACTCTTTATCTGCTGCTCAATATATTTAATCTTATCTTCCATAAAACTCTCCTTTTGTTGATGAGCTGAGTATAATTCAATATTATTGAAATGTGCAAGAAATAAATATATAAAAAAAGAATTAAAAATATTTTGCACAGAGTATTGCAATTAGTTTTTTATATCTGTATATTGGTAACTGTAGTAACTAATTAACTTTGATTGGAGAGTCAAAATGAAAACATTAAACGATATAGCATTATTAGAAAGTCTTAGAGCAATTCGCAACGGTACAACTGTTGAAGAAATGCAAGCTCAACTAATAGCAGATGCCACAGCAGAACTTAAAGCTGATAACGACCGCGCAGAAGCTAAACAACTCAAACGTGATTTTTGGCAAGAAGGGCTACAACAAGAATACAACGCCCAAGTTCAATTTGAATCACTAATCCAACCATACTAGGAGAACAACATGATTGATAACCTAATAATTTTGGCTTTTGGTGGCGCAGTAGTTTGCGTAATTTTTATAGTGGCTGGTGCTATTGCTGAGTGGAAGGATTGGAAATAATGAATAAAGAAATAAGTAACTTTGAAAAACTACGCGCAATTAATGTAAACGAACATACTGAAAAAAAGGGCAATTTAACTTACTTGTCCTGGGCTTGGGCTGTTGACCAACTATTACAACAAGACCCAGCAGCTACATGGGAATATAAAGAACCAAAACAATTTGGTGATAGCTTAATGGTATTTTGCACAGTTACAGCGTTTAACAAATCAATGACAGCGCAGTTGCCCGTAATGGATTATAAAAATAAGGCCATATTTAACCCAGACAGCATGGCAGTTAATACAGCTATGCAACGCTGTTTAGCTAAAGCAATTGCGTTACATGGTTTAGGTCTTTATATCTACGCTGGTGAAGATATGCCAGAAGCTGAAGCTAAAGGTGAAATTATTGCCTACGCAGAAGAATTAACTGCCGCTGCTGAAAAAGGCGAAACAATACTACATAAAGTGTGGACAAAGATAGCAACTGAAATGGGTAAAGAAAAGGCAGCTCAGTTTTGGGCTATCAATGGCGACCATTTTAAATCAATTGCTAGAGAGGCTGCATAATGGAACAACGCACCGAGGAATGGTTTGCACAGCGTATTGGCAAAGTAACAGCCAGCCGTGTAGCTGATGTAATGGCTACAATTAAAAGCGGTGAAGCTGCAACGCGCAAGAACTATCGTATGCAATTAGTATGCGAGCGTTTAACAAATAAAAAAGAGGAAAGTTTTACTAACTCACATATTGAACGCGGCATTGAGTTAGAACCTGTTGCGCGGTCTATGTATGAGATAAACAATAACTTTTTTGTTAAAGAAGTTGGATTTATAGAACACGCAACAATTCCAATGTCAGGCTGTAGCCCAGATGGTTTAATTGGCGATGATGGATTAATTGAAATTAAATGTCCAACAGTAGCTAATCATATTGAAAGCATTACAGGACTACCTGTTGGAACTGTGCCTAGTAAATACATTCCACAAATTCAATGGCAAATGGCTTGCACAGGTCGTGATTGGTGCGATTATGTTAGCTTTAATAACGAACTACCCGATAATTTACAATTGTTTGTTAAACGAGTTTATCGTGATGACGAATACATTGCCAACATGGAAAAAGAAGTAATAGCATTTTTAGGGGAAGTTACCGAAACAGTCAATAAACTAGGAGAGTTATAATGTTGACACAGCAAGCACGTTTGATGGAACATTTAGAGTTGCATAATCAGATTGACCCATTAGAAGCCTGGACAAAGCTAGGTATATATAGACTATCAGCAGTAGTTCATCTATTGCGTCAAGCTGGGATTAAAATTAAAACTGAACGCATGGAAGTATCAAATCGTTTTAATGAAACTTGTAATGTTGCTAACTACATCTTGGAGAAATAATATGTTAATTAATAGCGTGTACGGAATGTCAATTCCTAAACCAACAAAAGAGCATCTAAAGAAATTGCAAGCAGCTATTGACTATCTTGGTGACAAATATAGACTGCATACCCCAATTCAAAAAGGAGAAAGTAAATGAATAATCTATCAGCAACAGGCAATATTGGCTCGGATGCAGAAGTCCGATTCACAAAAGATGGTACTGCAATTGCAGGGTTTAGCTTTGCATTGTCATCTGGTTATGGCGATAAAAAGAAAACAACATGGTTGCGTTGCAGTATTCTTGGTAAACGTGGCGAAACTCTTGCGCCAATGCTTACCAAAGGTACACAAATCGCTTTAAATGGCGAAATATCATTAAATGAATATGTCGCTAAGGATGGTACAAATAAATCGTCTGTAGAGTGTTTGGTGCAGTCGGTTACATTGCTTGGTAAAAAAGATGCTGCGCCTAAAGAAGCTGGCAAAGCCAATGGTCATCAACCACAACCTTTAGACGAGGAAGATGTACCGTTCTAGTTTAACTTTGGGCGAAAGTGACAATATATTGTGCTCAACTTTATTAACGCATAAGTAGCCCAATTCATTTATGGAGATATAATGAAAGCTAATAATCAATTTTACGATAGACTTATGAAATTTGAAAATTTCAAATATGAGATGTTTTGTAAAATTAAAGAAAAACCAATGTGTATTGCAGATGTTGTTGAGAACATTCCTATTAGCAGAGCTGCTGCACAAAATATGATTGAAAAACTTGTAAATAAAGGGTATTTAAAATTTACAAAACAATTAAATCCAAAATCAGGCCGCACAGTAAAATTTTATGAAGTTACAGGTTTGGAATACATTAAAAAAACACGCGGTGATTTTTATGAATTTTTTTCTAAAGGTGGTGAACCAGTTGAAAAAGAAACTAAACGACCAGATTGGTATAATCCTTACGCTACAGTTTACAAACTGTTAGATAGAAGAAATGATTACAGCAATCCAAAACCTAAACGCAAAACTATAGTAGCAATTGGCTCATCATTTTCGTTAATGGAATCTATGTAAATGACAATCGTGTTTTACGATAAATGGGATAAAGGGGAACATATAGTGGCAACAGCATATAATGATATTACTGGCGATAATTTAGTCAGCCGTGGTTTAACCAAAGAAGGTGAAGCAGCTTTTGAACGCATTTTTGGCGTTAAAAAGAAAGAACAATGGATTCCACCAGCGTTGCCTTTAAACGAATACCCAGACAACAGTAGGGATGAAAATGATTCAAACAATTCTTGAATATGTAATGTGTTACGTTACAGCTTACACTATGGGATTTGTAACTTGTTTGTGTCTAATATATTTGACACAAAATAGTTTGCTTGGAATAAAACGCTAAATATTACAGACAAAGTATATATAAAGTATATACACAGGCTCTCCAACTGTGTACCTTAAAGGGGTTTAATTACCCCTTCTTTTTTGTTTAGTAGTTTGCTACAATCGTAGATAGCGGAACGGCTACTTCATTAAACGACCCATCCTTAACATCGTTTAATATATATAGGCCACGAAAATGATTGTTGCCCTGTACGCCCAAATATTCTTCATCGTGTTCATAACATGAGCCACAGATAATTGCTGTGAGGGGCTTGCCATCGGCCCGCTTACCATAAGCTACTTGACGGCCTTGTTGGTGTCCTGCAAATGCGCTCATGTGCAGTTTATTTAGCATCTGCTGTGCTGTGCCTATTGGTCTACCCATTAAGCCAGAAGTGAAATAGTGTGAGAACGCTACACCTTCTACATTTACTACATCTAGAAACTTAAAAGTTTCCCAGTCCTGATATGGCAAATCATCTATAGAAATTAAACCTTCTAATTTACTATCCTCTTGCGTAGCCCTTATAATTCTCTGCTCATGGTTACCAATCGTCATTATCATTCGCGGTCGGTATTGTTTTTCTTTATTCTTTTTTGCTTTAGCATTAAAGTCATATAAAGGCTTTAGAAGCGCATCCATAGCTTCTCTAGCAGCCCAAATATCTTTAGTGTAGCGTTTACCTTCAAACGACCTTAAACCTCTGTCAAAGTGGCTAAGGCTGGGCATATCGGCAAAATCCCCAATACAAATCCAAACGTCTGGGCGTTCTTTTAATACAAAGTTTCCGATTGCCGTAAGAAAAGCAAAATCGTTACCTTCTTTAGCTTGCACATCTGGTAATACAAGTATTTTCATTGGGTTATACCCCTAATGCGATTTACTTTCGCATATTAGGCAAAGGATGTGCTTCTTGTAAAGATGTTTTTTCGTGCTTTTTTAGTTCTTTTTCCAATGCCATAACGTGCTGACGTTCTTTTTTCCATTCACGTTCAATTTCGTATTCTTTTTTCTCGCTACGAATTGCTGGTTTTTCTGCGTTAAATTTAAAATTTGTTGCCATGATAATTCCTTATGATAAAAATAATAATGCTTCTGCTTTACGTCTGTTATCTAATTGCGAAACAACTTTTCCACCAGCTTTGTTATATCTAAGTAGATTTCTAACAACGCCTGCTTTATCTCTACGATTAATCGCTTGCCTGACGGAACTCCGCTGAAATGTTCCAAGACCGAGATTAAAGCAATAATCAATAATAGCGTCAAACTGATTTTGGCTGAGTTCAACATTAACATATCTTGCCAATCCAAGTTCAAACTTTCGGACATCTGCAACCAATAGTTCATTGACTTCCTCTATAGTAAATGTTCGATTCCAGCTATCAGGTAAAACAGTACCATTGCCAATGAGATGGCCAACACCCACGGTATACAAACCAACGCAATCACGATAAGGTTTAAGCCTAATGCCTTCATACGCTTTAATTAGCTGTAGGCCGCGTTCCGATGTTTTCATTTAGCAAAATGGCGGCAACCAAAATAAAAACCAACAATAGAAGCCCAGACAGTTTGTGTGTCTGTATTCCATAAAAGTGGAAGTGCCGCATCAAACTTAACACCGTTATAATAAGCATACCAGCATCCAAATATTTCTACGAATAAGAAGATTGCAAATAGCCCAAAAGTGATTGCTGGGCGCACTAACGCACGAATATTAATTACCCATGTGCTTGCACCAACTGCTGATGCAGAATCGTTTGCAAGCGCAGCAATAAGGTCTGATGATGCTGTTTGCTCTTGAACTTCGCTAAACTTAATTTCTTCC